TCTTTATACTTTAATTGGTTTAACTCTTGTTGTTTTGCCTTGATATCCTCTTCAAGGTCTTTAATTAGACTAGCTTCCATAGTTTACTCCTTTCTCAATCAAATCCGACAAGTCGGGTTGTTTATGGTCAGCAGGTTTAACCAACTTACCATCTTCTCTAAAATGACCTTCTTTTACTTTGGTCATATTATTATGATGTACTCTTAAAAATGCTTCTGGTAAAAACTTTAACTCCTTATACCGTGAAGCAAAACCAAATACAACATATAATAGATCACACATTTCTTTCATAAGTTTTTCTGGATTAACTTTATCAGCATCAATTTCATCAACAAGTTCTTGAAACTCTTCTTCAATTAATCCTTGACACAAGTCAAGTCTATCAAAGTTTTCCTTACTTACTTCTGTTAAAGAATTACCTCTATTTTGGAGGTGGACTTTATCATATATTGCTGCATTTGTCAAGCGATTTGTTACTTCATCTTGAAAATTTTCTAAAGAACCTAGATAGTCTGCTTGTAATTCCAAAGGTATCATTCCTCCTGTAGTAAGTTTATCTGCCACACTCTCATTATGTATATAACCATTTAAATTTTCTGTAAGTGACACCATATTAACCTTCCTTTCTTGTTGGTTTTCTTCCCCTAGCTTGATCTAAAAGATCTTGCACATCTGGAGTATTTTTATAACGATTTAAAGCAACTTCTGATATTAATCTATCTAGATACCACTTAGCTTTTTGTAAATCTTCTTCAGGCTTACCTTTGTAATTAAAACGCCAAAGGTATTTCATTATATTTCCTTTTAAGTAATCCTTAAAGTTATCTCCTGTAGTTGCTTTAATTGCATCAATACACTCTACTCCATGTTGATTGTAGTGTGGAGGGTGATTAACCATATCTTTCATATTATCTCCTAATGCTTTGTTGGTGGTAGTTTAGTATTTAAATAAATAACATTTCCCTTTACTTCTATTTCACTAGGTTCTACAGCTTCTTCTACTGCATGACCTATTATGTCTTGAACCATTTCCATTACAGCAGAACCAATGTCCTTTATCATTTCATGTTCTGTACTGTTTTTAACTGATGGTGATGCGAAGTCACCACAAGTTATTTGTATTTCTACACCATCATGAGTAACTAATATCATAAGACTACAATCAGGTATATTAGCTATATGATTTATTTTTTGCTTATCTGACATGACATCTCCAAAAAGTCTTTAGCGTAAACAAGTGCTAGTGGTTCTTTGCGATTAGCTTTGATGATCACTAACGGTTTAGTATTCTTTGTAACATGACTTTCAGCTTGAGACATAATATCATATACAGCAAACTTTGCTCTAGATTTACACTCAACAGCCCAAGGCCATTTCTTTCTGGCAAGAGGAGATAAACTAATATCAGGGCCATTCACACCCATTGGAGTAGACTTGACATCATCATCTTCTACACCTTTTAGTTTAGATAGTAGTATATCCCTTACCCATTGTTGTAATAACCTTCCTTTGTTTTTAGCTGACGCTGGTTTCATATCTATTAGCCATTTGTGTGTAGTACTCATAGTTACCTGCTTTAGATACAGGGTTCTTAACATATCTTAAACCCTTCCAACATGAGAACTTATAGTCACAAAACGTACATGGCATTTGTAGTTTACGATTACCAGTAGATTTCTTATAATAAGTTTCCAAAGTATCATCATAAAGCCTCTCAAAATGAGCCTCTTCAGTAGTTTTAGAGATCTGTAGTGCCTTTTGTTCAATCAAATCAATGTAGTGATCTTGATCTTCAGGATCAGCCTCAATTACTTTCATCTGACCTGTACCTTTATTAACTACGATCCAACCTCCTGCTTTTACACCTTCTGCTTTAGCATAACCAAACAACTGACAGCAATAACCGAAATCATCCTGTCTTTTTAATTGTTCGTAGGAAGCAAATCGCTTGTCATAAGACCATGAACTTGCACTCTTAATATCCCATACACTCTTATCCTCTAATTGTATAACTAAATCCAATTCACCATACATATCACCTGACTTAGTTGGAAGTTTAACTTTTTTGTTCATATCAGTAATCTTTATACCTGCTGATAACAATAAAGCAACAGCTAGAACTTCAGTCATATCACCATAAGCCATCATGATCTTGAAGTGATCTGGCTTTGGTGCTTCTTTCCAACCAAGTTTAGATGCCTGTAGCTGACACATAGGTTTACCAATCTGAGACATAGACGGTAAACCATTACTACTACCTAGCTTCTTGTAGTTAAACCTAGATAACTTTTCGTTGAACATCTGACTAGCTTCATAGATGACACTACGAGGTATCTCTGGAGTTCCTGCAAGAAATAGGTCTAGTTTAGATTGAAGATCAGTCATCTTCTTGAGCAGGAGTTATGTCTATAAATTCAGAACCAAGATTAGAACTACCCATGTTTTCTCTCATTCGTTCTGTAACAGAATCATTCTCCTTCTTAATGACTTCTTGAAATACTGCTAGAGTATCCTTGTCATCTTGACTGATGTCAATTTTATCATCCAACAAAGGCTTGTACTTTAACACAAACCACTGATTAGATCCTCTCTTCTCAACACCGTAAGAAAGTTCTAGATTATAGTTGAAGTGTTGCCTATTCTGTTTAGCAAGTTCTCCTACAACCTTACCAATCTCATAGAAGTTAGATGGGCCAAGACGCATACGAAATGGTATAGGATCAAACTCAACTGGATCAGAACCTGCCTTGACTGCATCAGTCATGGTCATCATACCAAACAAATGTCTATACAATTTAACCTTACTGGCTCTTGCATAGGCAACTGGATCTTCTGCCTTTAACTTTTCACGTTGCTTGGAAGGTATCCAACCACACTTGTTACCACCCTGCCAATCCAACGCCTTGTCACCAAACCTGACAAAGTGCTGAGACATATTAGTATACTCTTCCTCATCACTATCGAATACAGAAGTCTGCATAGTAGTAGCAAACACTCGTATCGACACATCTTTACCAAAGACTGTACTGTGATCTGGATGCTCCAACTTAATTGATGGAACAGGTACACTAGCCATATCATCCCCAAAGAATGCATCCCTGTTTATAGATGCTCTTGGAATTACTGGCCCTGTATCTTCTGGAACAACAAACAAATCTGTTGATTCCGTAAAGTCTAATTCGACTAATGACATACTATTCTCCTTTCAAAGTAGACTGATTGTATAACATATACTTCACTAATTGTCAAGCACAATCTTGCTGTTCCATCCAGTTTTTTCCAATAGACATTTCAACTTCCAAAGGAATAAATTTATCTAAACCAAATCGTTTCTCAGCTTCATCTTGTGCTTTAACTAAACATATACTAGCAACCTGTTTGACTTCTTCAATCTCATCAGGATGACAATCTACTACAACAGAATCGTGTACTGTATTGATAACTAGGCTTTTTAAATTACGTTCTCTTAACTGTTTGTGTAACATAATTACGCCAAGAGGAACTATATCAGCAGTAGCTACCGACTGAACAGGGTAATTGACTATCTGTGTCTTAACAGATGCTTTCCCTTGCTTAGTACGATATACATTAGGGAACTTAAACTGCCTACCTGTAGCAGTAGTAATAGTTTCATTTTGTATAGCTTCATCTTGTAGTCTTTCATGCCAGTTAAATACCCCTGAGTATTTTCCAAAGAACTCTTGAAAGTATACTCTTTGGGCGAACGTACCTTGCGTTCCTCCGTAAAGAGGTCTGAACGTAGATGCCTTGGCAGCCCCTCTATCTGTTGGTTCACCGTTTTCAGTGAGTACTTTTGCCGTGTAAGAATGGACATCGAACCCCTCCTCTACTTCCTTTTTAATTGTCTCATCCTTGGCTAGGATACCTGCTATCCTAAACTCTAGCTGAGAATAATCTACTTCAAGCAACTGTCCATCCTTAAACCTACTCACAAATGCTTTTCTAACAGGAAACAACTTCCCTTTGGGCATATTCTGTAAATTAGGGTTACTACTACTTAATCTACCTGTAGCAGTAGTACACTGATTAAAGTTGGCATGAAGTATATTATCTGTACTATTAACCATGTTCTTAAATATTCCTTCTATAAAAGAACTTCTGTATGTATCAATAGCAGATAATCTTATTAGAGAGTTCAGAAACTTCTTGACTTCTGTATTACTCTGTCCTCTCTCTAGTTCTACAAGTGTATGCTTGTCTGTCTTGAATCCTCCTGCTGATGCCAAAGCAAGTGTAGGATTAACTTTTAGTCCTGCAATCTCTCCTAGCTCTATGTAGATAAATCCAGTACCTTCACAATGCACACACTTAGTTGTATTCTTATATGGTGTACCATCCTTCTTATACTTCTGTATTGTTCCCTGTCCATTACAAAACAAACAGCGTTTAGCTTGAGTCTTGAAAGTGGGAACAAAACATTCATCAATACATCTAACAAAACCTGACTCCATCATCTTAGGTCTACGCTTTGGTTTACCTCTGGTATCTACCCCAATGTTCATGACATCACGCCAAGTCTTTTTGTCTTTTAACTTGTATGAATAAATGACCTGAGACAACTGCTCTGGTGAACTAAGATTGATTGGTGTGTCACCTACCAGTTTCTTAACTGTACTATTAAGATACTCAGTCAACTCTGATTGTTCTACTTGGTAATCATGGTCAACCTTATGCATCTCAGCAGTATCGATAGCCATACCTGCTCGTTCTATATCAGTAAGAACATCACAGAACTCACACATAAGATCTCGTATTGGTATCAAAGACTTATTAGAGTTTTTCTTGAACAGTGCCTCTTGCCTTTCAAATACTTCAGCAGTAGCTACAATGTCGTAATAAAGATAAGTAGTTTGATCTTCTTTGGACATATCACTGTAGTTCAAACCTTGCTTGAATGCATCGGCAAGTGAGTCATCTTTACGAGTGACATCATACTTCTCCGCTAGTGCTTTCAAACTTAGCTTATCTCTTATACCTTTGTTAAGTATATACTCGTTAATCATAGTATCAATAATCTTTGATCGACAGTCTATGCCTACCTCACGCAACCATGCTACATCAAACTTAGCATTGTGGGCAACTACATAAGTAGCGTCTTTAAGTACATCTTTAAAGGTAGCCCAGTCAGTTGAGGATGCATCAACAGTTCTAATTATATAAACAGTTTCCTCATCATCCTCGTACATCAAAGATCCATCTAAATTTCTAATAGTATAACCAATAGCAGCTAATGTATTCTCTTTGTTGTATGGAGAAGGATCTTTACGATCCCCTCCTAAATCAACTTCTAAGTCCACGATTATTGCATAATCTTTCATATTATTCTCCTGCAAATAGCATTATTAAAACTGTAACGAAACATATTCCTATTATGTATGCGTGATTAAATAAATCCATTTAATTATCCTCACTTATAAAATATGTGATCACCAATTTGTCTCACTCTTATCTTGTACTTTGCCCACCAAGGTTTTACTTTTACACTATGGTAGTACATAGATCCTTTTACCACATCTTTCAGTCCATGTAAAGTCTTTTCTGCAACATCTACTGAATTTAAATATGCAGTCATATCTTTAGGTCTGTCACTCAATCCGTCACAGTACCAACTAAACTGGCATCTGTGTTTAATAGGATAATTAATAGACCATGAGTATGTTGGGCCTTGCATTATCACTTCACAGATACTATTAGGATATTTTTCACTCTTTACTCTCTCCATTACTACTTGAGCTACAGCTACCTGACCTTCTATAGGTTGATCTCTAGCTTCATGATATATATTAAGTGCTAAACAAGCTAATCCTTCAAGCATATTATACCTCCTAGGTAATGTATCCCCCCGAAGGGGAATACTTCAATATCATATAATAATCAGTTTGTCAAGTTATTAATCAATATATCTAGATATTTCTGGTTTAATTACAGTAGTACAAGTACCATGCTTACCACCTAGCTTATTCTTACTGACATAGATATGTCTGAGTCCATTGTCTGAACCACCTTCTTCAGTCTCTTTACCTATACCGATAATAAGATCTGCTTCGGCAGCTTTACCTACCCTTGCTCCTGCCATCTGAGTGAAGCGTAGAACAGTTCTACCATCTGCTTCGGCATTAGCCTGAGACACACCAATGATTGCACACTGATGCTTCTTAGATAATGTTCTAGCAGTACGATAGATCTCACCCAAACGTATGTCATCTCTGGCATGATTACCTCCGACTTGCATCTTGTCTAGCTGATCAATGCCTAGTACATCAGGCTTGTGCTTGGCTAGTAACTGATCCAGTTCCTCCATAGAGGATACCTCGTCAGTATTCAGGAACACACACTGACTAGAATATACATCCCATTGATTGTGTGCTTTAATAGTATCATTAGCAATCTGTTTGTCAGTCATACCAGTGAAAGAACTAACTGCTCTCAGTGCAGTGCGCTCAACAGGTTCTTCATTACCCAGTATCATTACCTTTGCACCTTGGTTCAAGAAACCATCTGGCCCAAACAATGTAGATATCAAGAATGCAGTTTTGCCAGTTTCGACAAGAGCAAAGACAGCAGAGAAGGTCGAGGGTCCGATACCTGCACAGATTTCCCTGAGTCCTTTGAGGTTCCATTTGTATTTGGATACATCTTTAGTAGAGTGCAATAGAGATGCGACATCATGTTTAATCTCCTGTATAGTTTCTTTGGGCATGAAGTTCTGTTCGTACTTACCCAGTAATTCATTGACCTTGGTCAGGTCATTCACCTTGTTGTCCATCATCTTGATACCAAGATCAGCTAACTGCCTACCAAAGTAAACTTTAAACTGATCCCTGAGAACATCTTCTGCAACATCCTCACCGATATCATTTGACAATGTTCTGGTCAGCATCATCATAGCTTGTTTCTGGCTACTTGTCATAGTCCTAAACTCACTGAACAATACCTGTTCTACTTCAGCAGGAGTCAAGTCACGCCCATATCTTGCATGACCTAACTCAATGCTACGCCAGATCTTCTTGGCTTCATTCTCAAAGAAGTCCATTGCGATCAAGTGTCTGTTCTTCTCATAGAAGTTATGAGATAGAAATAGTCCTAATAAATCATTAGACATATTCGTTTGTATCCTTTCTTTGTGCAACACATATTGTATCGTTATGCGCTCCACCATGAGTTACCAATAGTATTTCTTCATAGTTACCAAACTTCTTACCAACTCCCATTGAGTTCCATCCAAAGGATAGCACAATACCATCAGGTTTGACAAGAGGTCTTATACGATCTTTTATTTTAGTATAGAAACTACTCTGTGTATCTTGTTGTGTAGTCTTTATACCACTAGCACTATAGCACTCACTGATCTGTCTTGGACTGTATGGTGGATCATATAACACAACGTCAGCTTGTACTCCGTCATCCAATAACATATCCAGAAATTCATCAGCTTTCATATGATAATGAGCATCTGTGGTTGTATTTATATCATTAGTTATTGTACCATACTTACTATCTCTAGCAAAGGGATCTATAACAACTGGATTATTTCTGTCTTCAGCCGAATAGGCTACACCAATCCAGTGTTCAACAAACTCTTTAATGGGCTTCATACTAAAAGTCTGACTGCTAGGCATGGAAAAAGCTCTATTGTACATAGTCATTATAATACTCCTTCTGGTTTCTCTTTAGGGTCAACATCAAGTAATCTTACTTCACATTTAGTAAATTGTCCAATTCTATTTTTCATTTNTATTGCNTTGGCAGATGCATCTCTATCTAGACATACTACAACACTTGGATAGTTTGATACTATGTCAAGTATAGAATCAGATAAATTTGTACCTAGCAATGCAAGTCCAGTACCATACTGTGATACAGCTACAGCAGATGCACAGTCTTCAACGACATAACAAGTTTCACTATTACCACAAATAAAAGGTAATCCTGATTTACCATATCTATGCCACTTTGGATAGTTTCTATTGTTACTGTACTTTGACAAAGACCTACCAACTGCATCAACCACCTTATTCCTCCAAATAGTAGGAACATCAAAGTTAGATGGTTGCACCATGAAGACAGGAAACACTGCTCTGTCTAATTTAACATCGTAG